AAAAATACAACACAGTTCAATCTGAATTGGAATTTTTAAAGAATAAAATGGGTATACAAAATAAGAAAATAGATGTATTAGAATGGTTAAATAAACTAGAAAAACCGAATAGTACTTGGAACGAAATCATAGATAATTTCGAAATGAAAATATGCGATTTAGACTTAATTTTCCAAAAAGGTTTAATTGAAGGTGTAGTTGATATTATGATTCAATATTTTCAATCGTTTAACTCGACTGATGTTATAAGATGTTATGAACAGAAGAAAAATGTATTTTATGTATTCAATGGTTCATGGGAAATTTTAAATAAAGGCGATTTTGAAAATAGTTACAAAACTATCTATCAAAAAATTCTAAGTTTATTTGAAGAATATAAAAATTTAAATGAAAATAAAATGAATGATGATGAATTTCAAATAGAGTTTAATAACAATTTTGTGAAAATTCTCTGTGTCCAAACATCATTTGAATTACAGAGTACGCGTATTAAAAATAAGATTTTCAATGAATTAAAAGAGAATTTCAAATCGATTATTGAATTAGAAATTTAAAATCTATAATTATTATAAATAGTTATGAATTTTCAACATTGGACAAATCATTATATATTTGAAAAAGCTACAGCTATATTTATATTTATGTTAATTATTTCAGGAAATTTTTTAGCTGAGTTATTTCCTTGTAGAATACAAAAGATGTTAAAAGAAAACATATATGTAAAACATTTGGTGGGATTTTTAACACTATTTTTCTTTGGCGTATTAACGATACCGGATTTGGCTAATATTGGTGGAATTATTAATTCTTTTTTATTATATTTAATTTTTGTAATTACAGCTAATGTAGATTATAAAATTTGGATTGTATTATTTGTGTTATATGCTATTATGTATATTCTTCATTTAATTAAACAAGATTACACTAAAATTAAAGATGGAACCAAAAAAATGCATACAAGTAATGAAGTTACGATTTTTAACAAAATAAACATTGAACATATAAACAAGATTCAAGCGCTAGTTATTACCCTAATAAGTGTACTTACAATTGTAGGATTTATAATTTATATGGGTGAGAAAAAACTAGAATATAGCAAAAAATTCAAATATTCAATATTTTTTACAGGCAAAACAAATTGTCAATACAAATCACCAACACATAGTTTATATGAGAAAATAGTAGCCTCATTCAGGTAAATTGTCAAAAAGTAAGTTTTTAAAAAAAATTGAAGTTGATTCTCTTGAATAAGAGAAAGGTATCATTAAAAGTTCTAAGCAACTAAAGTTCTACAACATGTCATCTTACTCAGTTTTCATTCCCCGTGTCTTCACCAATATTGGTGAAGAGCGTATTACCTCAATCTTTCATAGTCTTTCGATTGGAGAGGTTAATCGTGTTGATTTGATTCGCAAGACAGGCAAGAATGGTGATAATTACAATATGGCCTTTGTTCATTTCAATCATCTTTACGACTCTCCTAGTGCGGAGTGTTTCAAGAGAGATGTAGAAGACCCAGAGAAGAAGGCCAAGCTTATCTACGATGAGCCTTGGTTTTGGCTGGTCTTGCCATTTGAAGAGAAGGAGAAGCCTGTTCAGACATTCGATAACAGTCTTTCATTCAACACTCAGCCATTTGTTCCACAGCAGATGCCTCAGGGTATGTGGATGATGACGGCCGAAGCTGGATGGCAATGGTGTTGGCAACCACAGATGAACCAGATGGGTTATCCAATTGCTCCGATGATGTCTGCTCCGATGATGTCTGCTCCATTATTGTCTGTTCCAACGATGGTTCCTCCACAGGTTCTCTATGGTAATCGCAATGCCAATCAGCGTCAACATCCTAGACACCGCATCAAGGTTCCCAAGAACCAATCGCGTCTAGGAGCAGCAGCGCCACCCAAGAAGGAGGAGCCAGTTAATCAACGCGAAGACCTTGAAGAGGGAGAGGAAGATGATAGCATCGGATTTTAAGGTAAGGTAAGTTTAGTAGGTAGTTTTGTTTCTTAAGTAATTAAAAAAATAAAAAAAAATTAGGGGAAAACCCTTTTTTTATCGGAGAAAATATGTAAATAATAAGATTATATATTTTCTAATAATTAAACTACAGGATAAGAAGCTTGCATAGCAATTCCACATACACCTGGATCATTGGTGCTATCACTGCGTCCAATTTTAATGTATCCTTCATCACCCCACGAAGGACCCCAACTATTCTTCACAAGCCAATACTCTGTTCCTTGTTCTTCTCCATATCCTACAATAAGAACACCATGATCAAGATTTGTTCCACAAGCATCACCTGTAAGCACACCACTTGTGTATAGTTGGAATGCTTTGGTGTCAGCTTCAATCGCAATAGAAACAGGTCCCATAGACACTGCTTCTTTAAGATCTACTTGATTATTTTTAGTCACATCCACGCAACTAGATATTTCTACAACAGAATCGCACTTCTGACAATCACCACCTTTGGCAGTATATGGATATGCTGTTTCAGCACACATACCAGTATCCATTGCATATTCAAAAGCATCATCCATAAGTCCTCCATTACATCCATGATTACCATAAGATTTAGAGCAATCAACTAGTTGTTGTTCAGATAAACTTACAAGTTCTCCCTTCGCAATAGCCCATGCTCCCTCCATAGCTCCAGTTGCGCTAAATGACCAACAAGAACCACATTGTCCTTGATCTTTTACAGGGGTAACTGCCTTATGATCTCTCCAATCATATGAAACAGCTACATCACCAGACGATGAGGTAAATTTCTTACAAGCGGTAGAAAAAGGTCCTCCTTGTTTAATTCCATTAAAACTAGAAAATTCATCTATCGTTAAATCAGCAAAACGAGTTACACCTAACTCATATTTATTATTCATACCATTTTGTTCACCAATATAGTGAAGATTATCACGGAAAATATCGAATCTTTTCTCAAATTCTACCAAATTTGTGTAAGATTTCTCAAATTTATGGACAAAATTTTGAAATACGGTCCAATGATGAGTCTCGGTTTCATTAAAAGAAGCGGTGGCGCTGGCGGTGGAAAAACCCAAAAAAGCTACAATACTATAAAAAAGCATATTATACATTATGTTGATATATTCTTTTTAAACCATTTCTATTTACTACATAATATTAAAATTAAAAATTATGTGGTTAACATCATACTACTTAGATGGAGAACTTAAGATTGAATTTTTCTTTAAATTCTTCCGCCGTGTAGATAGAAATATTTTTTTCTTTTGCTGCTTCAGATTTTCCAGTTTCTTCGTCGCTATTTTTAATAATAACAGCAAATGTATTTTTACTAACAGCACTAGATTCATTGGCTCCAATTTCTTTTAATTCTTCACTTAATTCTTTATTACGAAATCCAGTAATTATAATAGATTTATCAAACAATGGATTTGATTCATCTTTTGCTTCTACAACTGGTATATCATTTAATTTATCTTCTAATTTTGCCTTTTCAATAAAAGCCATAAATTTCGGTATATGGGTAACAAATCGTTCAGATGTTTTCTTCTCCATTCCCTTGATAGATTTAACCAGTTTTATTTTGTCTTCGTCATTTTCCGAAGATGTTAATATATCAGGATATTTAACCAATATAGGATCAATTCGTCTTTCTCCAAATCCTCTTCCAAAAATATTGGATACAGCCATTAACTTAGATAAGTTAACTTTGTTAATTTTTTCATGAATTGAATTATAAACCTTTTCAGCCATTTTCTTTTTAAATCCTTCAACTTTTAAGAAATCTTCTTCAGACATAGCAATGATTTGTGGAACACTTTCGTATCCTGCTTTAATTATTTTTTTCACATTTCCTGGACCTAAGCCGTCTACTTCTAATCCTTTAAAGAATCCCACTATGTTTTTCTCTCTTACTGTATCATCTTGTTCGGCGTTTTCTAAAATTATATCTACATGGGTATCATTCCATTTATAGGGAACATCAGGCATTTTTGCTTTATCGGCTGGTTCAATAACATCCATAATATGAGGAATCACATCTCCACTTCTTACTAACTTTATTAATGCTCCGATTCCTAATTTGTTATCTTCTACAAACGCAGCATTAAAGGCTGTAGCGTATTCTATTTTTGCTCCTCCTAATACTACTGGTTCTATTTGAATTCTAGGTTTTAAATAACCATCTTTGCTAGGTGACCATAATACATTTAATACCTTTGCTTCGGCTATTTGATCTGATAATACCATTTTAAACGCAAATCCGTGTTCTGGATTTTTATCAGTGCGTTTATAAATCTTGTCATTAGTTACAATAACACCATCAATTGCGTATTCATAATTTTCTCTCCAATCAACTAATATTTCAGATAATTGATTATTGTCAATACTATCTTTAACTTCATTTATAACAGTTACTACATCTTCATTATCTAAAAATTCCATTTGAGCACTAGGTGTTAGTGATGGTTTAATTACCTCATACGCAACAAAATCTACATCTTTAAACCTTTCTGGATCAATCTTCTTTTGATTTACTAATCCTGCTACTAAATTACGAGAGTTTGAAAAATCATCTTTATATTTTTCCAAAAATACAGTTTTTTTCATAATAATTTCTCCTCGTATAGTTATGTCTTTTGCTGAGGGTAATTTCAAATAAGGTATTAAATGTGAGATATTTTGACCAACTTTTCCATTTCCTCTAGTATACAGTTTAGATTCGCCATTCTCAGTAGAATATAATCCACTTATTCCATCTAATTTCGCAGATAGCACATACGGACCACTGTATTTATCCTTCCATTTTGTCAAAGCATTAGTATCTGGTTTAATTTTATCCATAGAAGGCATATTATATGGGAGTTTCACTTTATTTTTATCTTGAATCGGAGCTCCTATTTGTTCTAATACTTTATTTTTTGGGTATTTCTTTTCCATATACTCTTTAATTATATCATACTCATTATCAGTCATTAAAACATTTTCTGAATCATTATAATAGGCTTTATTTGATTCATCCAACATAGTAGCCAATTGTTTTTCTGATAACATTTTCAAAGCATCAATACCATCGTTTTTAAATTCATCTATATGTTCTTTAAAACCCTTTTTATCCTTTTTCACTTTCATAGTTTTATTTTTACTTGATTTTTTAATTTCCTCTGGTTTATCACTTTTTTCATATATTTTATCACTTTTTTCATCTATTTTATCATCCTTTTCTATTCCTTCTAATAATTCAACAGATTTATAACCTTCTCTCTGTTTAGGTTCTTTATATTTCATTCCTAAGAATTCAAAAATTGATTCTTCTGTAGGAAAATCTATATCAACAGCTTCACCTTTTTTTCCTGCCGTCATTTTAAATAATCCATGTTCATTTAATGTTAATCCAACATCCAGCGCTCTTTGCCTCATAACAATATTAAATGCTTTTGAACCAGTGAAATACAATGTAGCAAAAGAATATTCATTTGGTGCGGTATATAAAAAATCCAATCGTCTTGGGATAGAACCAGGTATTTCTCCAATAGTTAGACTTTTGGTTTTACCTCTAGTCAACACTTCAGTTACAACTTTTTCTTTGATAAGCTTATCCAAAAAATCATTAAAAACACTGATATTATTTTGATCATTGGTTATAATTATGTCAATATCCCCCGATGTTTTTGCTTCTCTTCTATAACTACCTACAATTTGATATTTACTACCCTCGGGCGCTACTTGTTTGAATATTTTATCAAATTCTTTATTAAAATCTTCGATTTCATCTCTTGGGATTCTTTTTTGTAATGGTTCAAAATATTTTAATCCTATTTTTTGTGTATCATTTAATTTACCTTCATTTTCTCTCAACTCTGCTATTGTTGTAATACCACCTTCAATTAATTGTTTTGCCTTTTTGGGACCAATACCATAAATCTGTGTAAATAAATTCATTGGATTTTTTCTTTCTCTTTCAAGGACTCGTAATGTTCCTGTTTTTTGAAATTCTTCTAATTTTTCCATAATAGTTTTACCAATAGCCGGTTTACCTTTTAATTCGCTTACATTTGTAATTTCACCAGAATATCCCATTATAGTTTCAGAAGCCTTTTTATATGCTCGTGACTTGAATGGTTCACCTTGTCTCATCATAATGTCTGCTAATTCTTCCATAATATCAATTAATTCTTTGTTCATTGATTTACCTTTTGGAGATGGCTTTATATCCATATCAATTATTTCTTCTATTTTAACAGGAGAAATTTTAACAGGAGAAATTTTAACAGGAGAAATTTTAACAGGAGATTTTGATTTACTCTTGGACTTTGATACAAAATTAATAGGTGATTTTGATTTACTTTTTGATTTTGAAACTGTTTTTGACTTACTCTTCGATTTCGAAATACTCTTTGACCTTGAAGGGAATTTATCTACCAATCTTAGTTTTTTTGACATCTTTAGTGCCTTTTTTTTAGTGATCTTTTTTAAGCTACCTTTTGATTTACTTTTTGACTTACTTCTAGACCTACTATTTCTTTCACAATACCCATATGTCTTTAATGTCCCTCTATCAGTTACTGAAGTAGCGCATATATTTCCTTTATCAGTTTCTAAACATTCATTATTATCTTTCCACTGAAATTTAAAAGGAAATATACACTCTCCTTCTTTTATTTTTTGATTCTTCTCTTTTTTTCCAAACTTATTAACATTTGTTCCTCGCATATATAAAAAAAAAATATTTTATTTTTAAATATTAAATAAAATATTTTAATAGTTTAATAGTTTATATGGAATCTTATATTCAAAATTATGGGCAATATAATACGATTGTTGATGGTAATATTATTGATGAAACCAAATGGAATATGGTATATGATGGAGATGTTTTAGATTTAGAAGCAAGGCATAATGATGAAGCTATTTATATGAATTTAAATAATGACGAAATTATGAAACTATTAGAAGTTCCCGCCAATAAAAAAACTATACACGAACGATTAGAACTTGATTTACATAATAAAATAGAAGATTTACAAATACAACCTATTATTATTGAAGAAGTCATTGTTGATAATACTAGTAAACCTAAATATACTAGAAAAAAACATCATAAAAAATACAAAAAACATAAGACAAAATCTAGTAAACCTTCTAAGAGCAAACATAGCTCTAAAGGAAAAAAAGAATCTAAGAAAATTACACCAGATTATTTAAAAACAATTTACTAATATTTTTTTTTGAGAATATCTCTTAAAATAAAATAATCCGTTTCTGAAAATGACCTTGACTCTCTTCTATGTTTATAATCGTCTTTTTGATCTTTTCCCATTAACTCCATATAATACGATGAAGCATATATCAAATTATGTTTATCTACCTCATAAATAGACTCAATGTATATCTTTTTCTTATACCTTTCTATTACTTCTTTCAAAAATTTTGTCATTTCTGTAAATCTATCATCATTAAAACAAAAAACTAATACATACGATTGGCGCTTTAAATTTCTTACATTCCCTTCACATTCTGTAAATTGAAAATGTCTGTCACATAAATTATTATCTGCCAATTCTATCGTGCCATTCAGTAAATTTGTTATGTTTTTTTGCTTCCTTAAATCAAAAGACATCTCTATTTCATACCCCATTATACTCTACCTAAATATTTTTATTTTTAATTACTCCCCTACATAATGTAGAGGGAAATATATTGTTGTTTTTGTCTACATACATATTATTGTTATTTTTCCATAAATATTATAAAGAGATAATTTATATGTCACAAAGTTCTAGATGGAAATTACAAGGTGGAAGGAATCGACGCCCTACTAATAATATTGTATCAAATTATAATAATAATAGCAATGTTTTAAATACTAGAACCTTCGGAACAGCAAATACAACCATAGAAAAAGTAGCTGATTTAAGAGATATCCAGAAAGCTAGTATATATAACTTTGATCAAAATGAAACTAATTTTGCTAATGTTGTTTGTTATTATCCATTTAATGATTTATCGTATAATCCTAATACTCCTCTACCAGCGATAACCACCAATACAGATATTAGTAATCAATCTTTAGCTACCAATTTGCCCACACCTCAACCATTTCCCTTAGTGTTTAAGGATCCATCAATCGGTGGCACATTTTATAAACCCAAAGTAGCTTATAATGATTCAATTAGTCAACATGTTGTTCAATTAGATCCTTCTAGTCAAGTATTGACTACCGATTTATCTTTTAATACAAAAAATGCTTATGATACTTCTGGTTCAACTATTTCAGCTGCTTTAACAATATCTTGTTTTGTTAATATCCCCAATTCTGATATTTCCCCAGGTAATGGTAATAGTAACCAATTCTGTTTATTCGCTATGGATGATTTAAGTCAAAACGCTTTAAAAAAATTTACTTCATCGCCAGTGGTAGATGGTTCAGATAATTTACTTTATTTATGGTATCCTAATAAAAATGGAAAGGCACAATTATTATATGGATATCAAAGTGATAATTCGGGGGCATCTTGGTCATACAGTAATAAGGAATCACCAGAGCAAATCCCAACTAATAAATGGACACAAGTATTCTTAGTTCTAGCAGGATTATCTATATATGTAATTGTAGATGGTAAAGTGGTTATTACATCTTCAGGTAGTGAACTTCAAGGTGCTAGTTATGTTCCTAATCAACCATTTAATATAAATCTTGGTCCTTATTATTATGATTATGATACTGACCTGTCTGCTAATCTCACAACCACAAATACAGCCACACCACTTTTATCGGATTGTAAATTAGCCAACTGGGCAGTTGGTCCACAATTAGCTAGTGCTCTTGCCAGTGAAGGAGAATATGGTCATCAATATTCAGTTAATGAGGAACCTAATAAATCAGGACAATTATATTATCTATTATCAAAAGACTTGGTTAGTTTCTCAGCACCTACTCTTTTTAGATCTGATTTAAATCTTTGTGGTGATTTACAATCTTATGGAACTAATAATTTTTATGGACAGAGTAATTTTTATACTAAAACATATTTTGCTAATGGTATCATTGCTGATGGTTCTAGCACTATCGTATACGAGTCCGATGTAGGAAATCTTAATATATACTCTAGCACTCTAGGAACAACACAAAAAAATGCTTCTCTATTCATCACTAATAGTAGTGAAACAGATACTCCTCAGAATCCTTTTATGGCATCTATGTTAGTATTTAATGATTGTTGTGTTGATATAGGTGCTGTTCCCAAAAATACTCTTCCCACCTATGTTGATAAATTACAATTCTCTATTAGTGGAGAGAATGTTTCTGTTGGTCATGGTTTTGGAGATTCTAGTTTTAATGTATTTGGTAACTCTGTTATGGATGGAAATTTATCTATAGGTATTGGAAATTCGAGTCCTACTACAGCATTAGATGTAAGTGGTAATATGTTATTACATAATGGCTCGAATATGTTTCTAGGCTCGGATAATAGTTCCAACACTACAGGGTTTAACAATACTGGTATCGGAATAATTGCGTTACATGCGAACACAACTGGATGTGATAACACTGCGGTTGGATTTAATGCATTAAATGCCAACACTGATGGCTGTTATAACACTGCGATTGGATTGAA